GGAAGTGTCGGTCCTGTTCGATGCCCTAGACGAACACATGGGCAAACTGAAGCACCATCCGGAGGAGTTCACGCCCGCAGAGGCGCGGGCTCTTGAAGGGCTCTACGACGCTTTTCACCTCGAAGCGCAGTACAGGGGGATTCTCTACTGATGGACGAAGAGCAGTACGAAGAGCGGTTCAAGGAACTGGCCACCACTCTTGAGACCGAGAAGTTCCTTGACCGCCTTGCAGAGCGGGCAGAGGTCGTTCGGGTTATCGCCATGCATGCCGGCGCCGTTTACAAGGTAGCCCGACAGGCTGGTCTCCCTCGCCGGGTCGCCGCGGCTATGGCCCGGAACTACTTCGACTACGAGACGAATCCTCCGGGCGTCTACCTGGTCAGTGGGGGTGAGGGATGAGCGAGGCAATGCTGAAGTTCTACAAGGAGAAAGCCGAGCGGCTTCAGGCTCAGATCGACCTCATTGGTAAGGCGTACTGCGAAGCGCCTACCGATCACGATTTCGCTGAGACGGTATACCGGATCCTCGGGGGAGACGAGTGAACGACGACTTCGAGTACTGGCTTGTTGAGCAGTTCGTAGACCTCGGCAATGAGTCCTTCTGGCATGAGAAGGCTCGTCTTCTTCGGCGTGCGGGTGCTGGCTCCATTGAAATGACAGAGACGGCCCACGTGGTTGGTAACCGGGATGTCCTCAAGCACGGAGGCCGTTACCGGATCCGTGTTGTCCGTGAGGAGACGGTATTCGACTCCGGGGAGTCCTGATGTATTGCCGCTGTTCCTATGCTTATGAGTGCCCCCACTTCTGTTGGTATTGCAGCTCTGACAGAGAAGACGGCTGTGAAGAGTGGTGCCACATCCGACCGTTTGAATCTGAGGAGGGCGAGTGACCCATGTACGACCAGACTGGACGACCTATTTCCTCGGGATCGCATCCGCAGTTTCACTGCGAGGTGACTGCATCCGGTCTCAAGTGGGCGCCGTTCTCGTGGGACCGGATTTTCGGATTCGTTCCACTGGCTACAACGGATCGTATCCGGGAGGCCCGTCGTGCAGCGCTGGAGAGTGCCGGCGGTGTGCGTCTGAAGTCCCGTCCGGAACGGGTTATGAGGACTGTATTGAAGTCCACGCAGAGGCCAACGCTCTCCTCTACGCTTCGTGGCCAGATTGCCAGGGCTCAACGTTGTACGTGACCCGGAAGCCCTGTAAGGACTGCACGAAGCTCATTCGGTCCTCGGGCGTTGTGAAGGTTGTCTGGGCTGACGCCCTCGGAATCCACAAGGTGATTCTCTGATGTTCACAGTCATTGTGACTGGAAGTCGGGACTATGAGAACGACATCCAAGTCTTCCAAGAGTTGGGGACCCTCTACTTTCAGACAGAGGGTCCCTTTTTCGTCCGCCACGGAGACTGTCCCACGGGAGCTGACCGATTCGCGAGCATCTGGTGCGAGTTCGGACAAGAGGATGTCCACGAGATCAAGCACCCCGCGGACTGGGATCAGCACGGAAAGGCCGCGGGCCCTATCCGAAACCGTGAGATGGCTCTGGCCGGCGCAGATCTCTGCTTGGCCTTCCCTCTCGGAGAGTCTCGGGGAACCTGGAACTGTGTCAACGAGTGCAAGAAGGCTGGTATCCCAGTGAAGGTGATTCGATGAACCGAGACGAACGTATTGAGAGCTACTACCAGCAGAGTGCCTGGGATCTGGCAGAGCGGATTGTTGAGCTGGAAGACGACCTGGAGAAGGCCGAAGATGATTCCCGGTTCCTGAGTGCCCTTGAAGCCGTGGGTGTCGATAACTGGGAGGGCTACGAGACGGCTTGCCAGATCTACAACGGGGAGATCAGTGAAGATGACATCTGAGGAGCTGGACCCGAGCCGACTTGAGTCGGCCCTTCGGATGTACGTGTCCGAGCTGGATTACGACATCCACAAGTCCATAGAGCGCGGCGAGGAAGACGGACTGGACCATTACCCGGAGGAAGTTGAGTTCTTCCTTCGGTGCTGGGACACAGCAGGGGAGGGCTGATGAGCTTCTATCGAGATGAGGACGGGGCTATCTGGCAGGACGGACACCCTGATGTCCTCTACTGCATTTTTGACCCCGAGGACGACGATGGTTCGTCAATGATCGGCATTCCATTGCCCTGGTATGAGGTCTCTGATTCGTTTGGTCCGCTTGTCAAGGTTCAGCCCACGGGGTGGGAGGAAGTCCAGTGAAGAAGTACCGGGACAACGACGGGGATGTCTGGGAAGAGCAGGAAGACGGTTCCTATCGGTCCTTTTTTGAGGATGGGTCTTACTACGAAGAGGAAAGCAAGCACGACGTAGAGCGATTCTGGGGGCCTCTGGCTGTGGTTATTGACGTAAAGAACTTCCGTGTTGTCCAGACCGTAGCGGCATTCGGCTACCCCAAGGGGATGATCTGGGGCCCGTACATCGAGCGTGAGCAGGCTGAGAAGCGGGTTGAGCTGCTGGAGTCCAAGGGTGGTGCCGGCCTGATTGATGAGGGTGACTTCGGGCCGGCCTGTGCTGCTGTCCGTCCGGCACACGAGAACGGTTCGGAGGAGGTCTGATGGGTGTTTTCGACGGCAGTGTTTATCGAATCAGGGCTCGCAAGGGTGATCAGTTCTCCGACACCCTTTGGACTCAGGACGACGACGAAGCAAGTCGCTTCGCTGCCAACTTCCAACTCCATGGCTGGGATGCCGTGGAGGCTGACGAGGTGTTCTACGCGGCTCATGGAAACGACCGGTTGAACCTGTCCTTCGGGGACTACTGGGGTGACGAGGAAGAGGAGGAGTAGTGGCACGTTTCATGTCACCGGAAGACAAGCTCTTCCGAGCAGTGATCACGAAGACGTATAAGGGTGGAGGATCGACCACTGCCCTTCACGGACCCTTCACTGCCAAGGCTCCTGCAACTTCGGTCGTGAACGAGGAGAAGCACATCCTTGCCTACCAGCAGAACAATGGTTGGGGCTGGCAGGGGGCTTACAAGCTGACTACTCGAATCGAGACCTGTGCACCTACTTGGGAGGCCGTATGACTTCCATGGAGCAGCAGTGTGCGGAGCACCACCACAAGCTCAAGGCCGAGCCCTTCGCCACGATCATTCCGGACCGTAAGCCGGCTGTGAAGTGTCACGCCCACATCGGCCTTGCCAAGTTGGCTATCGGCTGGGACGGAGGCTTTTCCGGTGCCCGAGGTGGGGAGCTGTACGAGCTGACTGACGAGGGTTGGAAACTGCGCTACCGGGTGGAGTCCGGTACGCCGGCTGATGAGCTTCCCTGGAGGGCTGAGTGAGTCGAGAGGAGTGGATCAAGAAGCACTCAAGTCAGGCGCCTGTGCTGTCAGATGAAGTCCTGGCTCGTGCCTTGTCTCAGTTTGGTGTGAAGATCAAGAAGTAACGCTGAAGGCCCCTCCCCGCTTGGGGGAGGGGCCGTTGCTATGCCTGCTTGAACACTGGTGTCAGCCTGTTGTGGTCGATGCCGCCGGCCCGAGGCTTCCCCTTGCCCTTGGCCACCATGACCGCGGACAGGACGCTCATGATGACCTCCCGCTGTCTCTCGATAGAAAGCTTCTCCCAGCCGTCCTTGATGGTGTCGAGAGACGGAGCCTTCACGGGACGAGCAAGGGCAACTGCCCTCTCCCCGCGGAGTCGGTCGATCTCACCCTCAAGTTTCTCCCGGCCGATGATGTACGAAGTCGTCTTGATCTGATCGGCCTTCCAGAGGGCGTGAAGCTCCGCGAACTCCTTCTCCAGGGCGGCAAGCTCTTCCGCCTTCTCCCACTTGGGTCCCTCTTCCTCGGTCTCCTTCTGAGCCGAGGCGGCCATCAGGACATCAGAGACCAAGCCGCGGATGGCGTCCTCAGCGTGTGGCCGGCTGATCGTGATGTTCCCGCAGCCACCAGCGTCCCTGGCGCACCTGTACTTGGGGTACTTGCGAGAGGAGTTGGCAGCCACCATCCGAGTCCCACACTCTCCGCAGCGGAGGATGCCGGACAGGATGCTTCGCACCGTGTTGCTCGGTGGGCCGGTCCGAACTCTGTTGGCCTGCTTCCTACCCTCGATGACGTCCTTGACGGCTCTCCACTCGTCTACAGTCCAGGGTGCCTTCTCCCAGGGCCCCATGATGTAGTTGCCGTCCTCGCCCTTCAGAGGCTCTCCGCGGAACACCCGGATACCGGCGTTTCGAGGGTTGACGAGGATGCGGAGGACGCTGGACCGGACGAACGGCTTACCGGAGCGGCCTACGAAGCCCTCTCCCCGGAGCCAGTCCATGCAAGTGGTGACCGAGTCCCCTTTGAGGACCATGTCCCTCATGGTGTTGAGGGCCTGAGTCTCCTTGGCGTTGAGAGTTCCGTCCTGGTTCCACCCGAAGGGTGCCACCCCAGTGGGGACCTCGCCAGCGAAGGCCTTGCGTTCCATCTCGCGCTTCAGGCGCCGGGACATGTCCTCGGACGACTTGTTGGCGACACTCACCATGATTCGGGCGGAGAACCGACCGTCCGCGGTCGTCAGGTCGAAGTTCTGCCCAGAGAGGGTGTGGAAGACGAGAGTGCAGTTGGGCTTGTCGTAGCAGTCAATGACTCGCTCAAGGTCCCGAGGCTGCCGGTACACGCGGTCAATGTCGTAGGCGAGGATCCCTCCGATAGCCGGGACGGCAAGATCCTTGACCATCCTCTCGAAGTCCTTGCGCTTCACGCTGCGCTTGAAGGCTGAGAGGTTGTTGTCCTCGTACCACACGAGTGGCCGGCCCGGGTAGAGGTTGTCCCGTAGCCTGGTGATGTCCTCCTTCTGTTTGAGGACACCCTTCCGCTCCCGCTCCTTGGCTTGCTCGGGGGTGAGTGCCCCGATCTTGACCAAGTGTCGGATCTCCGCCAAGTCCGCATCGGACATGCGGAGGTAGCCGGCAAGTGGCAATGGTGTAGCCACGGCTTCCCCTCCTGATGCAGTTGCACGCGAGGCGTGCTATCAGGCATCATAGACGTAGTTAGTGCTTCTCGCGTTCGTTCTCCTGGGAGGCGGCATGGGAT